AATGTAATGATCTGGACAGTACCGTTAGTTAAAGCCAACGTAATAGCCGTACCACTGTTCGCTGTAAACGGAGTCTCGACGTAGTTCGTAACCGTAGGATTAGTTAGCGTCTTATTGGTCAGTGTCTCAGTACCCGTCGGGCTAACATAATCCGTACCAGCAGTGGCATTCGCCAGCGCGCCGCCGCTATTCGCTTTCAGAATCGCTGTACCAGACGGCGGAGCAAGATAGTCGGTACCCGCAGTGGCGTTAGCAAGAGCGCCACCACTGTTTGCTTTCAGAATCGCGGTGCCTGATGGCGGCTCGAGATAATCAGTACCGGCAGTCGCCGCAGAAAAAGCACTGGAGCCGTTGCCCTTAACAATGCCGGTCAACGATGCTACACCCGTGCCGCCATACGGCACGGTGACCTCAGTACCTTTCCAGACACCCGTGGTCACCTCGCCGCTGTCGTTAACGACAAACGATGAGTTCTGTACCAGCTTGCCCGTCGTGCCATCGAACCTGGCCACTGCATTGTCGGTCGACGAAGCAGGCCCAACGACATCGCCAGTACCACCGCCGCCAGACGATGCAATCGTAATCGACCCAGCACCATTAGTGACCGTGATGCCACTGCCTGCGGTGAGCGTGTTCTTCTCCCACAGACTGGTCGATTCGTTATAGATCAGTACTTGGCCGTTCGTTGGGTTCTGCGCTGAGACGTTATGCAGCTCATCCATCTCAAAGCCATTCTGCACGCGCACGTACAGACGACCATTGCCCGCGTTAGCACGTTCAACCACACCGATATAAACCAAATGGTTTGGTGCATACGGCTTAGTATTAGTCAGCGTGCCAGCAGTTGAACCCAGATACAGCGTGTCGCCTGCGGTGTACGCGCTCAAATCTAATCCGTCTTGCACACCTTGGCATAGAACAAGACCAGTCTGTCCTGCGGCAATATTTTCTGCACAAACACCCAATGTCTTGGCAGATGTTGCGTCGCCCGTGTTATACGCAAGTTTGACCGATACGCGGTCGCCTTGCGCAGCGTACATATAGACCGGCTGGCCCTTATTGATCGTGACTGCTTCGTCATTCGTCACGTAGGCATACAGAGTCTGCCCAATATCCGCAGCAATATCCGTAGTCAACCCAACACTCAACGTCTTCTGTGTGCTGTCCCAATACAGTCGACCAGCAGCATTAGTAACGGTTGGCGACGTATTGAAGTCAACATAACTCGCAGTAGCTAGTGATGTCACACCAGCAACCGCGCCAGTGTCCGACACCGTGACGACTGAGTTCTGAAGCAGCTTGCCAGTCGTGCTATCGAATCGAGCAATCGCGTTGTCCGTACTAGACGCAGGACCAACGACATCGCCCGAGCCCGCAGGTGTACCCCACGACGCTTCGCTACCGTCGGTGGTCAGGAACTTCCCGGCGTTCCCCGTCTGATCGGGCAGTGATGCCCCACCACCGCCACCACCGCTGGCGCCTTGATTGATGATGACCTTCAAGCGATCGGAGATGTCTGGCGGCAGAATCTCGCCGACGTTCACTTGGCGGCCATTCGACAGCTCAATCACCAAGCTGTTGTCAAAATCAAGGTACGCATTGACGACCGACACACCATCTTGACCGTCGATACCGTCTCGACCCGCCGCACCGTCACGGCCAGCACGTCCAGGCGCGCCGTCCTTGCCATCACGGCCGTCGCGGCCGGGTCGACCGTCGACACCATCGCGGCCATCGACACCATCACGGATGTTTGCAATGCGATTTTCGAGAGCAACCGCGATATCGTCGTACTTACCTTCAATCGACGACTTCATTTGCGTCAATGCTTGCAAAACCGCCTGAACATTCTCGCTCAGGCGCTTTTTCTGCATCTCGCGTGCTTCGTAAACCGCGTTCGTGGCGCTCTTTAACGTCAGATCGTCGTCGCTGAGTTCAAAAACCTTTTCGATGTCCATTATTTAAGCCCTTCCTTGAGTTCTTGTAGAAACTGGTTCTCAAGCCCAGCTATACCGTCGCGTGCTTTGGACATCTGCAACTCGACAATCTTGGTTTTGTTCTTGATATCGGCTTCTTTCAGCATCAACTCCGCGACTTTAACGCGTTTGTCGAACTCTTTAGAAGCAACATCCGCCTGATTCGGCAAGTTCTGCGTCGTGGCCGACATGATCTTCGCTTCCGTCTCGACGGGCTTCAATCGTGCCTCGATCAACGTCTTCGTGGCCTCCGCACGGTTCTGTTCTGCCTGCGTCTGATTGACCGCAATCTGCGCCTGCGCTGCTTGCAGTGCGAGCTGCTGCTGCATCTGCGCCATCTGCTGCTGTTCTGGGTTCGGTTGCGACATCTGATCGAGCGCTGACATCAACTCCATGCGGTTCGACAGTGAGCTGTTAGCCACGATGCCCTTCAAGATGATCGGCAGCACCGGTGTGTTCGGCCCCAAGGTCTGCAACAGCGAGATGAACTGCGCCTGCTCGTACTCGCGGGCGATAATGCCCAACGTCGCAGTCGGCACGAAGTTCATATCGACCGACGGATAGCGCTCGGGGTCGAACTGCATGTATCTAAACGCCGCCTTCTTGATGAACGGCACCAAGAAGTCCTCTTGGAAGTTCACCAGCGTGCGTTTGTACTTCTTAATGATCGATGCAACGGCCATCGACATGCCCGCACCGCCGCCATCGCGTGCAACCTGACTCACCATACCCTGTGAATCAAGCGTACCGGTGGCTTGCAGCAGCATGTTCTCAAACTTCGCTGCGGTGGCCAGGTTGTCGTTGCTTGTCTGACCAAACTTGAACGGGAACAGAATCTCGTTCGGGTTACCGTTGGTTAGTAGCGCCTTGCCCGGCCGCACTTCGAACTTCATCCCGCGCGGCAGACGCGTCGCATCCATTGCCATCATCGGTGAAGAGGTCAGCGCCAGATTGTCTAGGTGCGAGCGCACCTCGGCATCGATCGCTTTCTGCGAGTTGTACGCCTTCTCGACCGTCCCACGCCCTGGCAGACGGTTCGGCACCGTGTCGTTCTGGTACGACAGCAGCGGACGATCCTTCATCATGTAAGGATTCTCTTCCGCCTTCAGTAACATCCCATCGTTGGCGATCACTACGATCGCCTCGACCATGTCTTGGTAGTCTTCGGCCGCCGAATCTTCCGGGAACAGCTCAACGACGTCTTCATCGTTGCCTGTTAAGTACTCACGCGGCACCAAACCGTAGTAGGTCAGCAGTTTGACCTTCTCATCTTGGTACTGACTGATCTCTTGTGTGGGTTCTAACTGCGTTTCTTCGTAGGTCGGGGTGATGTTGACCTTGCGGTAGATGCCGCGCTCGATGTTGCGCACCACCTTGTGGATCGATACGTACTTCTCGACCGCCACGCCCATGCAATCTTCGACTGTCGTGCCGTTCGGGTCCCACAAAAAGTTTTTCGGGTTCACCGGCACCAGCTTGACCGACACGCGCGGCTTCTCTAGCACGCCAATGGCCGCCTGCCCCATCTGCCCGGGGATCGGTTGCGTCGCTGGGAGGTACTCCTTCTCCATCGACACCATGATTTCGCCCACGCCAGTGCCGTAAATCTCCGCCATCAGCTCGATTTGTTCCATCGATTTGCGGAGTTTGTCCTTCTTGAAGTCCTCCATCAACTGATTCTTGATCATCTCGACGTCCATCGGGTTACCGTTAACGTCTTGGATGTCGTCTTTGATGTCGAAGAACTCGCCGGAGCCGAAAATCGCCTCCATAATCTCGGCGTTTCGTGTCTCTACGGCCTGTTGTGTTGCGGGGGTGACGATGCGACTGCGTTCAGAGTCGCGTGTCTTGTCTTGAACGGCCCATTGGCCACGGAAGATACGCTCGTATTCTTCCCAATCCGGCAAAAAGTTAGTATCGCGGTAGACGCGCCAGCGGTCGCAGTGGTCGGTGACAAACGCCACCAGTTCTTTATCAGCCTCGTCGGGCTGATCAAAGTCGTTTTGGTCCATCTTACACTCCAGCGATCACGTCGATTGGTTCCCAATCATCGCCCGCGTCGTCCTCAAAGTAAGAGGTTACGGCCAACTGATCTATGTAGGACAATGCATCGGGCAAGTCATCATGTACGCCCTGCGCAGGAAACAGCAGCAGTTGGTCGAGGAATGTTTCCCAGTCGCCGTCTTCGTTTAGCACAATGCGGCCATGCTCGAAACGACCCTGAAGTCCCCAGATTATCCGGTCGGCTTTCTTTCGGTTGCCATGCGTAAGGTCAACTATGTGCGAATATACATTATTCTTACGCATCAAGTCACTCAAATACGGCAAAACCGCGTTCTTTAGCGCCCCCCGCTCGATCCCCACCGACATCGGCCGGTAGTCGCGCATCGCCATCAAAATCTTCGCCGCCGTCTCCCGGATGTCCCACCGTCCGTGCTGAATCTCCTTCACCCACCACGTCCCGTCCTCGGTCACTTTGACAATCGCGATCGCCGACTCGTCCAGCCGCTTTTTC